TTTGGGATACAAAAGAAGTTTATACATTACAAAGAGGTAATCAATGGATTACTGGTAATGGTGGTAAAGCTTTAATAGGTGGTGGATACACTCCAAGCACCACAAATAAAATTGAAACTTTTAATATAACTGTAACAGGTAACGCAACAGATTTTGGTGATTTAACAGCAGCTGCGGGTGAGCCTCAGCCAGGATCCTCTGCTATTCATGGTTATTGGGCACTAGGAGGATCTTGTGAAAGAGTAAGTTTTGAAGCACAAGGAAATACTGCAAATTTTGTTTCACTTGGAATAACTCCTAGAACTTATGGAGCAGCAGGAGATAGCACTCGTTCTATGTTTATGGGTAATGGAGCACCTTCATTTTCAAATACAGTTGAATATATAGAAACAGCAGGTAATGGATTCAAAGCAGATTTTGGAAATCTTTCAAATGGAACTGATAGAGGAGGTGCTTGTTCTAGTCCTACAAGAACTTTATTTGCTGGAGGAGAAAAATCAGATGGAAGTAATACAAACGCTATTGATTTTTTTACAACAACAACAACTGGTAATGCGACAGACTTTGGTGATCTAACGGTAGCAAATAGATATCCAGGTGGAGCAAGTTCAACTACTAGAGGTCTTTTTTTCAATGGTTATTCAAGCACTAGATTATCAAGTATAGATGTTGTTGAAATTGCCTCAACAGGAAACGCAACAGACTTTGGTGATTTAACATCTGTTTATGTTGGTGGAGCAACAACGTCAAATAAAATAAGAGCGGTTCATTGTGGTGGTTCAGATGGTTCAATACGAAATGCTATAGAATTTGTAACAATAGCAACTAATGGTAATGCAACAGATTTTGGCGATATGACCGAGGCTAAAAGTAGTCCTACAGCTTGTAGCAATGGTCATGGTGGACTAACCATGGGAGCATTACCACGTCAATCAGTAACCTATATGCCTGGATCAGGAAGAGGGTTGTTTATGAGTGGAGCTACTCCATCTGCATCAGATAATATTTCAATTATAAACATACCTACATTAGGAAATTCTGTAGATTTTGGAAATTTAACCGAAGGAAAATATGGAGGAGGTGGGTGTTCTAGTTTAACTAGAGGACTGTATGGCGGTGATGTTGATATGATTGTTAACATTGATGCAATTGAATTAACTAGTTTTGGTAATGCATCAGATTTTGGAGATTTAACAACTGCAAGACAAGGATGTTCAGGTTTATCAAGTTCAACAAGAGGTGTGTTTGGTGGAGGAGAAGTTCCAGGAGGTAGTAGATCCAATGTCATAGATTATGTAACAATAGCTACAGTTGGAAACGCAACTGACTTTGGAGATTTAACCGTTGCTAGAGCATATTTAGGAGCTGCAAGTAGTTCCGTAAGAGGTGTATTTGGTGGAGGAGATGTTCATCCCGCTGCTAAAAATGAGATTGATTATATAACAATTGCTTCAACAGGTGATGCTACAGATTTTGGAGATTTAACAGTAGCTAGAAATGGAATTGGAGCAACATCTAGTTCTACAAGAGCTGTATTTGGTGGAGGAAATATTTTAAGTTCTCCTAATTTTGTAAACACAATGGATTATATAACAATTGGTTCAACTGGTAATGCTTTAGATTTTGGAGATTTAACAGTTGCTAGAGCTAATCTAGGTTCAACTGGTAATTCAATAAGAGCCACTTTTGCAGGAGGGTCAACCCCTTCATATCAAAATGTAATGGATTACATAACAATTGCATCGACTGGAAACGCAGCAGATTTTGGAGATTTATTTATTACTGCTAATTATCTTGCTGGCTGTTCAGATTCACATGGTGGTTTACAAGCTTAATAAAATATAGTATTATCCTACAACATGAAAGAAGAATTATTGCAATTGTTTCCTACACCTTTATTAATTGTACCATACAAAGAACCAATTGATGAAGAGTTAGCATATTTGAAAACTCTTAGTTATCGTCAACAAAAAGGTAACGGTAATTATAGATCAGATGATTCATATTTATTACGTCAAGAAAAATTAAAAAATATAAAAAATTTTTTAGGAGAGTCTGTAAATAAATTTACAACAAATGTTTTAAACTCAAAACAAAGGTTAGTGATTACACAATGTTGGGCAAATAGAAATCCAAAAGGATCTAGACATCATGAACATGTGCATCCAAATAGTATTATATCTGGTGTAATGTATTTTCAAATAAATGAAAAACTACCACCAATACAGTTTGCAAAAACAAACCAAGATGCAATGAAACTAGACCCAGAAAAATATAACCATGTAAACTCAGAGTCTTTTATGCTGCCATGTAAACCAGGTGAATTAATATTATTTCCATCGTCACTAAAACATAGTGTGCCTATAAACCAAGGAGATGAAGATAGAATTAGTATATCTTTTAATACATTTAGTATAGATGCATTAGGATCAGAACAAGCTTTAACACATTTAGATATAAGGAGGATGGTGAATGAGCACAATTAAAGATTACATAATGGTGGTAAATACAATACCAAAAGAATTATGTGAGGCATTAGTAGATGAATGCAACACTAAAATATGGGAAAAACATAAATGGAATAATTATGCTGCGGGAACTTTTGAATCAGAACCTACAAAAGAATTAGATGTCATGGCTTGCACAAAAGAACAACAAGCAAAGATCACACCTTTTCTAATAGAAGCGTTAAATAAATATCAAGAGAAGCACAGTTGGCCAGGAGAAAAGACTCAAGGACCATGGCTCAGTAAATTCAGTCCTATACGTTTTAACAGATATCAAGTGGGGACTATGATGAGAGAACATTATGATCACATACACAGTATATTTGATGGTCAAATGAAAGGGGTGCCTATAGTGTCTATTGTAGCCAACCTAAATGAGGACTATGAAGGCTCTGAATTCTATTGCAGAGGAGAGGAAATTAAGTTAAAAACGGGTGATATACTACTGTTTCCTTCTAATTTTATGTACCCACATGAAGTTAAGGAGACGACAAAAGGCACGCGATACTCGTTTGTAAGCTGGGCCTTTTAATATATAATGAGGTTATATGTTACAAAAGATAGGTTTTCAGCCAGGAATAAACAAACAAATTACGGACACTGGAGCAGAAGGTCAATGGACAGACTGCGATAATGTCAGATTTCGTTATGGTATTCCAGAAAAGATAGGTGGTTGGAAACAGCTAGGAGATAGTAATCTCACAGGAGCTGGTCGAGGTCTACATCATTTCGTAAATAGTTTAGCTAGAAAATACGCGATCATTGGAACAAACAGAATTTTATATGCATTTTCTGGTGGTGTGTATTATGACATACATCCTATTAAATCTACAACAACTCTTACAAGTGCATTTACCACGACCAACGGATCAGCTGAAGTCACAATAACTTTTTCTAGTCCACATAGTATATCTGCACAAGATATAATATTACTAGATAATTTTTCATCAATTACTAATTCAAACTTTGTAGAAGCAGATTTTAAAGATAAAAAATTTATGGTTACAACTGTGCCTACAAGCACAACATTAACCATTACAATGCCATCAAATGAATCAGGATCTGGTGCAACAACGTCAGGTGGTATTAGAGTGCAACACTATTATCCTGTAGGACCAGCTGTGCAAGCGAAAGGTTTTGGTTGGTCACTAGGATCTTGGGGCGGTACAATTGCTGGTAATCCAACAACTACACTACAAAACGGTATTACAGATACGGCAACAACAGGTATTATATTAGTAGATGCATCACAGTTTCCAACTGCAGGTACAAACTTTTTACAAATAGGCAGTGAAGAAATATCTTATACAGGTATTGCAGCCACAGGAGAGCTTACAGGTGTAACCAGAGAAGTTGGTGGAACCACGAAAGCAGCTCACAGTGCAGGTGCAACAATCACCAGCACAACAACTTTTATTGGTTGGGGTGAGGCTGCATCTGGAGACTTAGTATTAGAACCAGGTATGTGGTCTATAGATAATTTTGGTGACAAAGCTATTTGTTTAATACATG